GGCATTAACCCACCATCGCATCGGTATCAAGATAGGGGCCAAGTAGGCCAGTTACTTTGGCAAGTAAATTCTTAGAAAGGCGATAAGGTGAAACGCTGAAATCAATTCCTTCTATTGCTCCACCTGCGGCTGTTCGGGCTTGGAAGATTTCGACAGAAATAGCCAAAACGGCAGCTTCGACGTTGGCATTTCCCACATAGGTTGATGCGCCAGAAAGCGCAGCGTTTCCGGCTGGGATAATGTTCTTTTCCAATACGTCAGCATTTGTGATGGCGGCGGTAAATACATAGGGGCCAATTAAATCATCTGTGACTGTGTGAGTGCCGTTGAAAGGCGCTCCGACACTTGTGATAACAACCGATTGACCTTCGGTGAATTCGTGAATTGTTGCGGTGTGAAAGTAAGCGACGTTATCAGTTAGTTCAACTTTATTCACTTTGCTTTGGAAAGTGACAAGCATCGAAAGAGTAATGATTTCTGATGCGTCAATAATGTCATTGAGATAAGCGTCGTTATAAAGGGAAGACGAGACGCCAAGAATCGTGCGAAGCTCTGAGGCTAAAACAATTGATGGCATCTCGTTTCCTTTCGATCTAGAGGGTGACAGGCCAGCTCGGGAGCGGACTGGCCGTCACTTTTGCAAATTACTACTCAGCGAACTGGAAGTAAACGTTTCCGTTAGCAACTTTAACGGCAAGCGCTCCATAGCCATAATAGGCAACTTCGACCTGTCCATTAAGAGCAACGTTTGTCTGTAGGCGGAATCGTGAAGATTCATACCAGGTATATGCATCTGGATTAACGACGAACATTGATCCATCTCCAGCAGTTCCAGCAGCGCCGGCATTGGAAGCCATAGCGCGTGAAACGTATAGATTTAATCCAGCAACGCTTCCGCGTAGTGAATCTGGAGAAGCAACACCAGCTGCGTTTTGCGGCGCAATTGCGTTGTAGATTGGACGTCCAGAATCGTTGTAACCCATAATGTTCTGCCATTGTGTTGGCGTAACGATGATGTTACGAGCAAATCCGAGAGAATTTGTGTAAACCAATTTAGCAGCTTCAGCAGCATAACCTAGAAGGCCGGTTGCGCTATTTGCTTGAGCGGTTGTTGCTGAAAGACCATTGGAAAGCAAGCCAGCAGCAACGAATTTATCTGTTGCGTGAGCATATGCATATTCCATTTGACGAACAAGCTCTTCAAAGAACAATGGATTTGAACGATCCAAAAGTTCAACTGAGAAAGTCTGGCCGCCAGCGAACTTCTTTACGTTTACAGTAAGGAAGTTATTTGTCATTCCTGTTTCATCAATTGCAGCAGCTTCTGCTTCTTCACCGACTGTTGGGACAGCGGTAATCTTAGGAATTTCGAAAGTCATTCCTGCATCTGGCAGAACTCCTGTGGAGATAGCATCAATGGTGCTGCGATCTGCATTGGAGAGAGGATTGATTACCTCTGTCAATTGGCGAGTCGGAATGAGACCAGCGTTGTTGCTTGTGGTGTCATCGGCAGCCATAACGTACTGACGTGATGCATCATCGCCATAAACTTTTGCGCGAATTGATGCTTCGAGGTATTTCGCCTTTGTGAACTCAAGGCGAGGAGCGGTGTAAAACGCTGGGCGTGGCGCAGCGGCTTCCACCTTAGCAGCTTCTACCGTTTCTTCGGCAGGAGCTGGAACGGTAGTGTCTGACACTTGTTCTCCTTCGGTTGGGTTGTCTGCTTCAGCGGTTGCCGGAGCAGAATCTTCTTTGGGTGCTTCATTCTCGGAAGCTGCGACTTCGCTAACGCGAGCGCTGTCAATTGCTGGATCAGTTACAAGGGAAACTTCATCAAGGGTTGCTGAGGTGATAAGCATCGTTCCCTTGTTATTTGTCCACTCGTTAATCTGTGCGCCGACGCTAAATCCGTCGCGCAAACCTTCGGTTGCCTCAACTAGAGCATCTTCACCAGCCATTGTGTTAGCAATCTTGAAGGTGGCAACGATTCCATTTGGCGTGACTTCGTGGCTCATCAATTTACCAATTGGGCGAGTGCGATCGTGCTCGAGGAGCAACTTGACAGGCTTCATTTCAATTGAGTCAGCTGCGAAAACTGTTGGCCCAACTGAGGTGTTGCCCTGCTCGTTCCAAGTGACAATCGTTCCGCTGATTGTGCGCTTTACTGTATCGGCCGCAGTTACGACCATTGGCATATTAATCTTCATTGGGGATTAAGTCCTCCTCGCGTTGAATTTGCTCAACGCTCATCGCGCCGATGCGGTTCAAGATTTCATAAACTTGAGCGCGTTCCAAAGCGTTGCCGCGTAGGAAGTCGTCAAGTGAGAATCTCACCATCACAGGATTTGGCACAAAGTCCGGAAGCGATAGACGCTCCTCGATTGCTTTGAGAATCGGGCGAAGTGAGAAATCAACTAGTGAGCGCCGCTCAGACACAGCGTTTGAGTAAGTCATCGAAGTCGTTTCGGCGCTCAAGAAGTAGGCTGGGATTCCACAAGCCCGAGCCAATTCTAAAGCCACATATTGACGAGCTTCGGCCAACTGTAATGATTTTGGATCAAAGCCAAATTCTTTAAGATCAACGTCTGCATTAAGAAACGCAGTCGAGCGAGATTGACGAGCTGTGCGCCAAGCGCTGAGAAGTGATGAAACTCTTTCAGCGGTTAAGTTTGTGCCGTTGCTCTTAAGAATCATTGAAGGGTTAGGTTCTTTGGCGTAATTAACCGCTGCGTTCTCTAGATATACCGCTGCGCTAATTGTTTTGCCAGCGCGGTGCAACAATCCTTCATCTGGGCCATCGAAGCGAATAAGTGAGCCGACTCCAGAATTAGGAACGGCCATTCCATCAACTTTGTATGACTCAATTACTGTGTTGCGAAAATCTGTATCAACTGTGACGCGTTCTGGACTTACGCGAGTCCAAGCTCTAACTCGACCGCCATCGGTTGTCGAATACATTTCCAAGACTTGTCCATAGCCAACGCCATAGAGCCAAATATCTTCGGCAAGCCAGTTATAAATTACGAAGCCAGCAACGCGAGGATCAGGCTGATTGATAACGCGGTGCGGATCTACATATTCGCCAGTAATGCGATTGAATGTCGTGAGAGGTAGTGAGCCGATAGTGCCGCAGATGATATTGCGAGCGCGAGCGACTGAAGGAACGCTCATAGCCAATTGGCGCGTTGAATTTGTAGCGCCGCCAAGAATGTTATAGACGGAATCGGTGATTTGCACCGGAGTCAATGCGGCGGTTACGTCGCTGACCTTTTGCGGCGTTTGCGCGGTTACTTGTGGAAAGAAGAAATCTCTGATAGCACCCATTGAGCCTTTATTGTAAAGGGTCTGTGCTACAGAATTACTATATCCACTCCATCATTTGATTTTGTGGCGAAGTGAGTCGCCATCGCTGAGGCAACTGCTCCACAGATAATCGCATTAGAGACTTTGCGGCCCATTACCCAACCGCCGTCACCGAAAGGCAACTTGACGGCGGATAGGCATTGTTTAGTTAGTTCATCTTGTCCCGAGTGAACTAACCGCTGAGATGAGATTGCTCCCAGTAACTCATCACAGCTTTGGGCATAGTCAAGACCATCTATCGGCTCCGTCCGTATCCCTGCCGGTGCTAATCGCGCAGCAACGGCTGAAGCGGTTCTCGCCGAATAGGCAACGAGCTGGACGGGATACTTTCGCACCCAATCCGCTAGGTCGTTAGCCAGAGATTTGTCATCGAGGTTAGACGGATTGTGCCAAGTTTGCAGGAGGATTACTTGGAACTTATCACCTTCGAGTTTCTGGCTAGCGACTAGCGCCGCTTGTTTTCTGTCCGGACTGAGATCAATAGCCAGCCAAGTATCTGCCTCTGGATCAAGTCTGAGACCCTCGACCCGACAAGATTCCCATTGAGACGGATTGATGACTGGATTGATGGTATCAACCCATTGGCATAAAACTTCTGTGCGCACAATATCTTCGGGATCTGACAAGACGGCGCGAATATTGTCAGGGTGGACTGTGTAGCCAAGTGACGGATTGGCTTGGCAGACACCTAGCCAAAAGTCTGATGAATTGTCGAACTTTATGCCTTGAGGTGCGCTCCACTCGAACCAACCAATGTCATCAGAGCCGCCGTGAATGGCCGCGTAGGCTCTTTCGCGTAATTTGTTCAAGACGATTGAGTGCTGATCTCCAGCGTTTGAATAAACCCATATTTGGGGATTAGCGCTAGCCATTTGGGTATAACGCAGGGCAGACCACACATCTTCATCTTTATATTCTCGAGCTTCGTCTAAGTGGATAGTTTCAGGCGCGGCGATACCTCGACCAGCTGAGTTATTGGCTCGGACGATATAACGACGGCCTTCGGTGAATTGCAATTCTTGAAATCCTTTACTTTCCAGCTTCTTAGTAAATTCGGCGGCTAGTCGGGGAGTCTGCTCAATGATTCCGTAGATTTTGTAAAACAATTCGGCCGAGGTTGTCAGTTTGTGAGCTGTGTGAACCTGTAATTTCTCTTTGAGAACGTAGATTTTGAACAGGATTTGAAGCGCCATAAAAGTTGATTTGCCCTGTTGTCGGGCGCATAACAAGGTGACAACTGGGTGAGCCCAGCGGCCGTCCGGCTTGTATTTAAGCGAGTGATGGGACAACCATTGCTGCCAAGGAAGCAGTTCAAAGCCGATTTCTTCGCAAAACTTAATCATTTGCTCGCCGTGAGAGGGTAAATCGCTTAGTTTTGTGTGAATTCGAGGGTTTGGCACACCTCGGTAAGCCGATTCGTCCCTAACTCGAGCGATCTCTGTGGATTGCTCCATTAAATTCCATTTTCTTCCAAATAATGCACAGCCGAGCCATTTTCAGGGAAAATCTTCCCGAT